CGTTATTGATGACATTATAGATAAGGTAGAGAGTGATGTAATACCAATGGTTAAACAAGCAAAAGGTTACATACCAAAGATATGATTTTAGTTTTTATAGTAATAGGAATTCTTTTAACTTTGGTTGGTGTGGGTGTATGGTACACCTTTGGACCAGGTTCAAAAGATGTTAGAGATCCTATAGCAGAACATGCAAGGATGCATGAGCTAGGTATTGCTCATGGACATTCACCCAAAGACAAGTAGTCACTTAACAAGCTGGCACAATGAGACCAACAACAGCTTGTGGATGTAGTATAATATGGGTATCAGATGAAGAAGACCCGATGCCCAACAAGCACCTTGAGCACCCAGAAGATAGTATTCTCAGTGGTCGAAGAAATGCTTTACGTGCTGTAAGAGAATTAATTAAAACAAAAACATTATCTGTGAAGTGGGATGGTGCTCCTGCTATTGTATTTGGTATGACCAATGGATCATTCTTTGTTGGTACTAAGTCTGTATTTAATAAGAGAAGACCAAAGATCAACAGATGTCCAGCAGATATTGATAAGAATCATAAGGGTGCTGTTGCAGATATACTTAGGTTATGTTACCGTCATCTTCCTAGAGTTAATGGTATCTATCAGGCAGATTGGATCGGTGTAGGAGGAGGTCAGATATATCAACCAAATACTATTGAGTATAGATTTAGTGAACCAGTATACAGTAAGATTATTGTAGCACCACATACACAATATACTGAACTCAGTCCTGATGCTGAAGCAAAGATGGGTGTAAAACTTGCATCCTCTGATGAGTGTTATATGGTAGATACAAATAACGCAGAAGTTATTCCACCATTAAATTTTTCTGAATTGTTTAGAGTTTTACCTAGTGTAATATTATCAAAAGTACCTAATAAATCACGTGTAAAAATAGCAAAACATATTAATTCATTTGTACGACACGGACATGTTCCGCATCCTGAAGAGATCTATGATCAGTTAGATGCTAAATATAAAGGAGAAGTCAATGTTCATACCTTTAAGGCATGGCATTTAATTTCACAACTGAAACATCGTCTACTAGATGCGATTGTTGTTAATGATGGAGTTGATTGTTATATCAATGGTAAATCTTCACAACATGAAGGGTATGTTATCGTTTCTGATAACCCATATAAAATCGTAGATAGACTGACATTTAGTAAAGCAAACTTCAATCTAGATAAAAATTGGACGTATGAAAAAGTTTAGTGCTTTTCTATCAGAAGCAGAAAAATCTTATGCAGCTAAAGAGGCAGAGACTTTAAAGTTATCGCATGTAGGTTATGGTAAATATGCTGACCAACAAGGCAATGTAACACACATGTCTAAGGATGGTAAGCTAATTAAACTTACAGGTAAAGAAGGTACAGCAGGGACTCAAGTAAATGGAGGAGAAGAAACTGAGGGAGGCGAAGGCCAGATCGACCAAGGTTCAATATCTATTACATTTGGAAGATTTAATCCACCTACTATTGGTCATGAGGCACTCATTAAGAAAGTAGCAAGAGAGAGTCAGGGTGGAGATTATAGAATATATCCATCAAGATCACAGGATCCAGCAAAGAATCCTTTAGATCCTGGTACAAAAATTAAATTTATGAAAGCAGCATATCCAGATCATTCTAATGCTATTCAGAATAATGAGGATATGAGAACTATTTTTGATGTTCTTACTACATTAGATGCAGAAGGATACAGTAGTGTTAATCTTGTAGTTGGTGGTGATAGAGTTAGTGAGTTTAATTCATTAGCACAGAAGTATAATGGTAAGGCATATACTTTTGATGAGATTAAAGTTACTTCAGCAGGAGATAGAGATCCTGATGGTGAGGGTGTAGAAGGTATGTCTGCATCTAAATTAAGGAAGGCAGCTGCCGAAGGTGATTATGACGCATTTAAAAAAGGATTACCATCTGCTTTAAGTAAATCTCAATGTGAGGAGATCTTTACGACTATTCGTGGAGCAATGCAGGTAGAAGAATGTGTTGAAGATTTTGGTGATGCATCTTATAACTTATGGGAGATTGCTCCTAAGTTAGATCCTCAAGGATTACGAGAAGCATACTTTGATGATAAATTATTTGATATAGGATGCTTTGTAGAGAATGATAATACAGGACTTGTTACTAAAGTAGTAAGTCGTGGTAGTAATTATGTTATTAGTATTGATGAGCATGATAATGTATTTCGTTCCTGGTTAAAGGACTTAGTAGAAGTTAAAGGTTGGTTACAACCATCCGAAAGAGAGTATGGTACAGATAGTCTTGATCTATACGTTCGTAAATTAACCCCAGGGCAATTTCTTAAGAAGATAAATAAAAAGGACAAGGTAGTTAAATGACAATGAAAACTTTCGACGAACCAATAGATATGACTGCTGCTTATCAGCAAGTCGTGGAGAATCAAAAGAAAAAAACCCAGAAGCGTTGGCAAGACGATGATGGTGATGGTAAGTGGTATGAGAAGAGTGATGTAGATGGTAAGATTAGTGAGAGAGAAAAGAAGGCTAAGAAGGAGGAAGTTGATGCACCAGAAGGTGAACAACTAGATGAAATCTCTGCTGATACTGCACTTAGGGCTTCTAAAGCTGCTGATGTTAAGAGAGGAAAATTAGCTGTTGCTGGCGACAGAGAAGGTGCTGCTGCTAAGTCTGCACAAGCTGTACGTCTTTATAAAAAGCAAGCAGCAAAGAGAAAGCAAGAAAATCAGAAGGAAGAGGTTGAGAGAACAGAGGGAAAAAAGCTTAAGGAAGCATTCGTCTTTTCTAATGACGAATGGCAAGACTTAGCTGAGCATGGAAAGTTTATTGATGAACTAAATGAGGAAGAACTTGTTGAGTTCATGGAAGTCTGTCTTCTTGAAACTGCTGAAGATGATAATGACCTTGTAGAAATTTGTGAAGAGATAGAAACTCTAGAACTTCATGATGCATACTTTGAAGAATCATGGGCACATATTGCAGTAGGATCTGCAAAGAAAGCTCATGACTTAACTTCTAAAAAAGATGGGGGTGGTAAGAAACCTGCTCGTCTTGAACGTATGAAGTCTGCTGTTAAAAAAGCAGCAAGTAAAATCAAAGGTGCAGTTAAAAAAGTAGCTAAGAAAGGTGCTCAAGCTGCTGGTAAAGTTGCTGGTGAGTTTCAAGCATCTAGAGAAAAGCAAAAGAAAAAAGCATTAAATAGACCAGATAGTAAACCAAAAGAAAAGGAATCCAATGACGATGGGACAGGTGGAAAACTCGATAAACTCCTTGCCAAAACTCGTGGCACGAGAGACAGTGGCAACTCTGATTCCTCATCCAGCTCCGACTCTTCTAGCTCTAGTAATCAATCTGGAAGCAGCAGTTCTGGTAGCAGCTCTTCAGGCTCTACCCGAAAAGCAGTAGGTGGTGCTCTTAAATCTGTAGGTAGATTAGTTAAAAAAGGATTGAAGAAAGCAGTTGGTAAGACTTCACGTCTTATTTCTAAAGGATCTGATAAACTTGCTAAGAGATTAGGTGAAGATTATGATGAGATAGCAGGACTTGTAGAGTCAGGCTTATTTTCTTTTGAAGAAATAGAAAATGTTTTAGAACTTGATGAAAAGACAGGAGAATAAATCATGCTTACATTCGGACAACTACAAGAGAAAAAAACCAAAGTCAAGATCAATCCTAAAAAGGATGACTTGATGGAGACACCTAAGAAGAAACATCCTGAAGATTGTGCTTGTTCTAAGTGCGAGGATAAAGAGGATAAAGAAGGTCCGACTGTGGAGAGTTGGAAACCTGAGATAGAACATATCAAAGGTTCTGACCTTCGCAAGAAAGCAGCAGAGAAGAAGAGGAAAGAAGCAGAGTCAAGTTTACCACCACATTTAAAATTAGATGCTATGAAAAAAGCTTTTGCACATACTAATGAGGAGAATGTTGAGGAAGGATCAGCGTATGGTTTATATAAAGGAGATGGTAAACCAAAGGGTGCTATGGCAGCATTCGCTAAGAAGAAGGA